AAACCATATTAAACACTGGTGTGTATTGTGCTGGGGTTAAAGTATTATTGGTTATATTAAGTCTTACTAGTTGATTTGTAAATTGTCCGCTTGGATTATTAGGATTTAATGGATATGGAAAGCAAGTAAGTAATGTTGTATTATCTATTGCTTGTAATCTCAGAAAAAAATTACCAGGTATCCCAGTTAATGTTAATGTTCTACTATATATTAATGTTGCTGGGGTATTATTTGTGGAGTATTCGATGATTGTGCCTGTACTATTTGTAATTGCCCAAAGTTTAGTTGAAGTATGAGTTATATCTCCAAGAAAATTATCAGGTAATGTTATAATTGGAGTTGAAATATTTGTAAAAACATCATATTGGAAAATTTTTGTTACTAGATTACTAGCTTGACCATAAAGAAGACATCCTAATAAGCCAGTAGACTGAGGTGAAGCCGAAGGTGTAGGTGTTGGTGTAACAGTTATAGAAGGTGTTACAGATGGTGATGGTTGTGGTGCCGGTACTATACTACTAGAGCAAATAGAGAATAGTGTACCTTGATCACCTCCTGGGGATCTTAAAGTTAATGTTGTATAACTTGATGGAGCTGTTATTGTTATTATACCAGCCCCTTGATTTATAGGTCCTGGTGGGTTCCATAAACTAGAACCTGTTACTACATTTCCATTTATTGTTTGATAGCACCCCTTACAAAGATCAATACTAGGGATTCCTCCATTTGTAGTCCATGTAAATACTTCACCATTAATAGGATCAAAAGCAGGTCCATTAGTTCCATTATACTGTATTTTAATATTATTAACAGGTTGGTTAAAAGTTAAATTATATGTATAATCTCCTGTTATATTTCCTAGAAAAGCTGTAAATGGGGGTGCTATTAATGCATTAGTATTGATACAGCTTACAGCTCCTAAATCTCCTATAGGGTTAGTATCATCAGTTGCTGCGGGGCCTGTATATAAAGGAATTATATTGATACCATTATAATTCATAGGGGTTGCCAGTTTTAATGGTAAAGCTACACATTCAGGACAACTTGATGTAGGGAAATTGGTATCAATACAACTTGCTAATTGAGATGAAGCTACTAATTGATTTCCAGTAGTTTGTACTAATGTTAAATTATATGGATCAACAGTATCTACTTTATATATGTTGTACCCCATAATGTAAATGTTTCCATTTACTTCTGCTAAACTACAATCTCCAGTAATAGTTGGGGATAGCTGTTTTCTAAATTCTAATACTCCAGTAGCATAATTGTATTGGTTTATGTATGTAGCAGCACTTATTTGGGTAGATTGGGTAAGAACAATAAGTTTATTATTTGTTGTTAATATTAACCCACCTAATGGAAGTTCTAAAACAGGTAATTTAACTTTTATAGTAAATGTAGCTACATTTGTTGTGATGTCAAATTCTACTATAGGGATTCCATTAGCATATTGAAATAGTGGATTAGTTTGTATATTTTGTTCTGATACTTGAGTGTGTAGTGGAAGAAATGATATTTGTTTTATAGTTCCTATTAATGTAGTATTATTAATAGCAAATAGTCCTATTCCTGCATCAATCTCATTACCTAATATTTGAGGTAGAGCAATATATCTATTAATAGTTGCTGTAAAGGGGTTGCTTATTGTATTATACTCTACTATACTATAAGGACTAAGATTACTTCCATTATTATTATATGTATATGACCATAATTTATTAGATGAATTAGCTATTACTCCTCTAGGAGGATTAGTAGAACTAGCTATTTCTAATGGTGGTACAGGTACATTTAATAGTGTAGATGTATTAGTTGTAAAATTATATGAATAATATTGACTAGTTTGGGTTTTATATAATATATTATCACATCCGTTAGTGTTAGGTCCTATTAATTTACCTTGAGAACATGATAATATTGAATTTGCACCACCAGCGTTTATTGTGCTATTTACTAAAGTCCAGTTATATGGTGGATTTGAATTTACTGTATAAATACGTCCTGTTGTTCCAAATGAGTCAACATAAAAAGCATAAATTATGTTATTAAACTGACCAATACCAGCTATTCCAGAACCATTAGATAGTCCTGAAGGTGGAGGATTAAGTATAGTTTCATATTCAAAGGCTCCAGTATTGTAATCGTATTGTTGAAGAGCTATTAACAAATTTGTAGTTCCAGGAGTTGGATTAGATATACCACCTACTAATAAAAGTTTATCAGGATTACCATTTACATCTGATGTTAACATTAGATCTCCTTGACCTTGAAAATTACTATTTAAGCTAAATTTAAACGTAGATGTTAATTGTGTTGCCGGAGCTGTTGGAATGTTAAGTTCATAAACTTGGTAAATTGTTTGTCCGTTTATACTAGCCGGAGCAATATCTACAAGTGTATTATTGTCTTTTGCGGTTAACCCAGGAGAACCAAAACTAGGTACATTTTGAAGTGGTACGGGGTAAGAAAGGGTTCTACTTAATGTTGCTGTATAAGGAGGGTTTCCAGATAAATTCCATTCTTTAATATATCTAGTAAATTGAGGATTTGAATTTGCAGAAAAAACAGTAAATTGTTTCCATAATCTAGTTCCAGTAGAAGCAATATCATCACCCACAACATCATCAGGTAATACTATTTCTTGTTGAACATTTGTGTTAGGATCCCAAGTATAATTTTTAGTTTTAAAAGCAACTGGGTTATTATTGGTTTGAAACTGTTCATTAGTAGTATAAATTAAAGGACACACAGCTGATGGTAAAGAAGGTGACGGTGTTACACTTAACGTACGAGACGGGCTAACTGTTATACTAGGTGTAGCTGTTATTGATGGTGTTACACTTGGTGTTTTACTAGGTGTTGCACTAGGAGTAACAGTTTTAGTTGGTGTTACACTTGGTGATTTTGTTACTGTTGGTGTTGGTGATGGTGATGTTGATGGAAGCGGTGTTGTTGTATCTAGACATAAATTAATACTTGAACCGGCATATCCACCTACACCTGTTATTATTACTTGAGTATAAGGATTAGTAGCAGTTACTTGAACTAAAAAATCACCAGAACTACCATAACTTATACTTCCTTGACCATTAATTGGTCCTGCCCCAACAGTATTTCCTGATATTGAGGCATTGCATGGTAATCCAGAAGCATCTGTTTGTTCACCGCAAAATGAAAGGTTAGGAGTTCCTCCACTAGTATTAAAAGTAAAATATTCACGTGAATTTATACTAGTATAATCTCCTGAACCGCAAATAAAGAATTTAATACTATTAACAGGTTGACTGAAGTTTAAGATATAAGTATATGGCCCAGCATTTCCACCAAGTCGAAGGCTAGACTCCAAATATTGTATTCCAGTACATACAGTATTACTAATAACAGTAACAGGAAAGTTTACAATTATTAAAGGAGGTCCACTATATGTTGTACTAACAGTTAAATTTCCAACAGTTATAGTACCATTACCCGTATTAGGTAATATTTGATTTTGTACTAATGATACATCACAAGAAGTACAAGCTACTGGTGGCGCTGGTAGGATTGAAGTACAATCAATACCAAATATTGACCCGTCAAACCCTCCAGGTCCTGTTATAGTTAAAGTAATAAATGGACTAGGAGCAGAAATAGTAAATAAACCCCCCCCACCAGTACCGGATGTTGGATTATTAGCTATAATAGTGTTTCCTGATATTGTGCTAAGACAATTATTGGAACTTGCTATTGTTGGGGTTCCTCCACTTGTATTAAATGTAAAGGTTTCAGCAGTTGCGTATCCGGTAAGACTACCCAATGCAGTAATAGGTAATCTAATATTATTAACAGGTTGACTAAATGTTAATGTATATGAAAAAGATGAATCTGCTCCTAAATATACTGTATTGGCAGGAGTTGTTGTATTACATGATGCCCAAGCATTAGGGTATTGACTGATGCTTCCTGTTCCACTAGCTGTTATAGTAACTCCATTTATAGTAGTACTACCACTAGGTATTGGTAAAGTTCCTTGACAAGGAGTAGTATTAGATGTTGGAGAGGGTGTTGGCGTTGGTGTTCTTGTAGGAAACGGTGTTGTACTTGGTGTTGGTGTTTTAGTTAGTGTTACTGTCTTAGTAGGTGTTGGTGTTGGTGACGGTGAAGCCCCTATTATGTTTGGTTGAAATGAAACATTACAACAACTTGGTATCTGTGATGATCCGGCTGCTCCAGGATTTGTAATATTTCCTTGGGTTGTATTATATGGAAATACATTATTTATTTGAATAAGAGAATAAAATGCACTAAAAATATAAATAATATTATTTATTATAGCTAAACCCCAAGGAAAAGGAGCAGCAACCGTTATATCTTTTTCAAATTCTAAATCCCAACCTCCTGTTGCATTTGGAATATATTGAGATATCCAAAAATAAAAAGGTGAGGTTGTTGTTTGCGTTGTTACAATAATTTTTCCATCGGTTGTATATACTATATCTCCCGACACAATTCTTTCTGAAGGTAAAGAAAATAAATTTGATATTGTTGTTGTATTATCCGGATTTAATGTAATTTGAACAATTTGTGTTACAGAAAATAGTGGAGAAAATACAGAAGATATTAATGTTGTATCATTAACAGCACATAAACCCGCTCCTAGGGATATCCCTACTGGTAGAAGTATTTTTCTATTATATGCTGATGTAAATGGGGTTAAAGTAATATTGTATTCAAAAATACCTGTGTTATCATAAAGCCATAATTTATTAGTAGTATGGGCTATATCATCTGCCCTTCCTATAGTAGGAGAGGTTCCAAGATTTAATAAAGTAGAAATATTAGTGGTACTGTTATAACTATAAACTTTATTACCATTGCCATTATTCAAATAAATTACAGAACACTCAGGCACTACTAGGGAACCCGGTGATACACTAGGTGTAGGTGTAGGTGTTTTAGTTGGCGTTACACTAACAGTTGGTGTTTTTGTTATACTAATAGTTGGAGTAACAGTACGTGTTGGTGTTACACTAGGTGTAGTACTTGGCGTTGTTGAAACACTAATAGTTGGTGTTTTAGTTGGTGTAATACTAGGAGTAACAGATGGTGTTGCCGATGGTGAAATTGATGGAAATATAGGAAATGTTGAAGTACTTACGGTTGCAGTAGGTGTTATTGACACGGTTGCTGTAGGTGTTGTACTAGGTGTTGGTGCAGGACCAAACACTACATCCATACATAAATCTGCAGGTTCAGGTAAAGAACCACTAACAGAAGTAGCTGATGGGGTTGGTGTTGGGGTAGGTGAAATATCAGGAGTAACACATTCTTCTTCTATACATGCACTTCCTGTATAAAATGTTACAGCAGGATTTCCTGCAGATGGATTGCTACCACATACTTGAATTGTTTGTTGTGGAGCTATTGTAAACTGAGCTCCAACAAATCCATTACAAGTTGTATAAAAACTTTGGTATGAACTAAATTCACTAGTATTAATATAAGTAATACATTTACATTCAGGAGATCCAGGTGATGTAGTTGGGCTAGGTGTAATGCTAATTGTTGCTGTTGGTGTTGCACTAGGTGTCTTACTAATTAAAGGATAAGTAGTAGATGACGGAGTAACTGTTATAGTTGGAGTTACTGTTTGAGTAGGAAATGGTGTTTGTGTTACAGTTGGTGTTACACTAGGTGATGGTGAGATACATGTACCACAATCTTCACATGTTTTATATACAGTTTCATCTATTATTGCTATAGTAGGGTTACCGTCAGTAACTGTTAATACAGTATAACAATTACCTAATGAGTCTTGAAATATATCTCCAGGGACTACATTATTATTAACAACTATTTGAGTAATTGCTTTATCACAACAGCTTTCAACTAACCAAACTGTAGTAGGTTCTTTAGGATCACATGGTGGTAAATCGATTAAACAATCATCACAAGTTTTATAAAGAGGTACAAGATCTGGGAGGAATATATTTGGCGTAGCGTTAGTTGGAGCTATTACTTGATAGCAATTACTTAAAGAATCTTGAAAAATTATACCTGCATATAAAATAGGGGTATATTTAATAACTTTAGTAATAGAAGGATTGCAGCAACTTTGGACTAGCCAGTTATATAGAGCCATTATAGAATATTTTATTATTTACTATGATTTATTACACGACAGTGTTTCATAGTATAAATATGGCGGTACGATTAGTTACTTTTTACTTTGTGGTGTAATTTCGTTTTGAGATTGCTCTTTTTGTGCTACTAATTCTTCTAATTTAGTTTGAAGTGAAGCAATTGCTTTAGCATCTTTTCCTAAAATTTGAATGTGTTCAAGAGAAGAACGTAATACGATTAATTCTTGTAGTGTAAACATAACTTGTAATTTTAATTAATTTATAATTTTTTATGACCAAATAAAAATCTCATTTGTATCTGTAGATACATATGTATTCCCATATCCATAAGTACTACCACCATAAGATGGAGTCGCTGGGAGGTCATTTAGTAATCCATATTGTGTTGTATTGATATACCCATCAGTAGCACCAAATGAGGTTGATAGGAAATTTAAACTTGATTGCAATACCCATCTATTTTCTGGTGTTCCATAACCAAAAGCATGGCCTGACCCGTCTATATTGTTTTGTATAATAATACCCCCATCAACATCCGATGATGATCCTGATGCTAAAAGAGCAAATTGCCCTAAATTTACAGCAGTTGATGGAATATTTGTTAATCCACTACCATCTCCAGCAAATGAACCAGTAAATGATCCTGTAGTATAGGAACTAGTAAAGGCGTCAAAAGAAGATGTGGTTACAAGAGAACCTGTATCAAATGATTGAGAAGGTAGATTTGTTAATCCACTACCATCTCCAGCAAAGGCACCTGAAAATGAACCAGTAGTATACGAGCTAGTAAAGGCGTCAAAAGAGGAAGTAGTAACAAATGAACCCGTATTAATAAGAGAACCTGTCGATACGGGTCCTGGTGGTCCTTGAGGTCCAGGAGTAACAATTTCAACAACATTAGTGACTTGTTGAGGTATAACCAGTATATTGCTAATATCATTATTAACATCTACTGTGTTAAATGTACTCTCTACACTAACACTATTAATTGTATTATTGATTTGGATTTGACTCATTAGCTTAGTACAGTAACTTCTTTACTTAATCTAACTTTACCTTCAAGTATTCTATTCACTAGAGGACAATCTCCACTTCCGGAAATTATATCTAAATCATAAACAGCATCGTAAAAATTAAACATAGAAGAAGTACATGAAGCAATGTATATAGTGATCCCACCAGATACAGCATTAGACATATTTAACCCAGTACCATCTGGGTTTAGGCTACTGCTTAAAGTAATGATAGGGATACTAGAGCTATATGAGTTTCTAATTTGCATTTTAGAACTATATTGAGTAAGATCAACAGGTACCCCAAGATTATCTTTATAGATTAGTGGGATATCAACTGTTGAACCTTGTTCAATTGTAAAAGAATATTTACCTGCGGCCATATGTGTGTGGAATTACTATCGATAAATATTAATTAATTATTAGTCTCTGAATTCTTGGTATACTTGAAGTATGGGAGATACTATTTCATGTCTGTGGTTAGCTTTTAAAGCAAATACTTTAAATCCTTTTACATGTTCCTCAACTCTAGTTAAAAATGAAAACCCTGTGTCTTTTTTAGTTTTTAAGTCTATTTGAGCTAAATCTCCACATATTACCATTTTAGATCCCTTACCTAGTCTTCCTAAGACAGTTTCCATTTGATCGTGTGTAACGTTTTGTGCTTCATCTACTATAACAAATGATTTAACAAATGTTCTACCACGCATAAAGGCAAATGGTACTATTTCAATGTTGCCGTTTTCTAATTCTTTATCAACTTTTTCTTTACCGTATAACATATAAAGATTATGATAAATTGGAGCCAACCATGGATCCATTTTTTCCTTTAAATCGCCGGGTAAAAATCCTAATTCTTCTTTAGCTACTGTAGGTCTTGTTATTACAATTTTATCTACTTCGCGCTTAAATAGCATATCTAACGCGGCTTGAACGGCAACAAGTGTTTTTCCGCTACCGGCCATTCCTTTTAATACTACTACGGGATTCTCTACGATTAAAGCTTTCGCTTCTTTTTGTTCTTCATTAAGTTGAAGGTTGAACTTAATTGGGTTTTTTGGTTTTCTCTTTGGAGTGAAAACTTCATCGGTGTGATGGTTTGAAGCCATAATGTAACGTTTTGGTTTCGTATAAATATGAAAAAAAAGAGCCGAGCTTGCGCTCGACTCTAATCTTTACTAAATATTTAGTTATTAGCTAATACCTAAGGCATTTAAACCATTAACAAATACTTTACCGTAGAATTCAGGACGTACCATTTTCTTAGCGTAACGAGTCATGATACCTTTTCTTGGTGTGAAAGTTTCAGGATCGTAAACTAATGGAGTCATTAATAACGGAACGTATGGAGCATAAACAGCACCTGATTCTAAGAATTGAGCACCTTTATAACCCATAAGGATTACGTTATCACTGAAATAAGGGTTTACATATACTTTGTAACGAGAGTTTAGAGAACCAATTTTTTGGCTACCAAAGTTGAATACTTTATCCAATTCAGCACCTGCATCAGAAGCATATCCTGGGATAGACTGCATGATAGTAGCTACTGCTGGAGAAATTACTAAGAAGTTAGCTTGACCTCTAAGAGTTTTTTGCAAGATTTTGTTAGATACTGATTGTAATACTGTACCTAAAGTTGCGAACCAACCACCTTGTGTGTTGTAGAAACCACCAGTTGTAGTTGAAGTTTGAACGAATGTTGAACCATTCCAAACTTTATTGTTTTCTGCTGACCAGAATCCTGTAGTAGCTGCTTCTTCAGTCAACATACCTAAGATTTCTAAGTCAATCTCCATAGCGATGTATTGAGATAACAATCCAGTTAATTCCGCTTCAGCATCGATGTTTTGGTAAGCATTCAAATCTTGAGCTAACTCAGGAGTCCATTGTGCTTTTAATTTTCTTGTTTTCGCAACGATAGCATCTGATTTCATTTGGATGTTAACGGTTGGGATAACGATTTGATCTTGGCTTAATGAGTTAGGAATAGCGATTCCAGTATTGTCAGCTTCAAAATCACCTCTTAATGCAGGAGTAGTTTCTTTTTCGTAGTAAACTGCGATAGAACCAGATGAGTTAGCACCTGTTAATGCAGCAGTTGTAACGAATTGTAAAGCTGTAGCTCCAGATCCACTTGTATAGTTAGTGAATTGTTGTAATACGTTGATTCCACTAACTAAAGAGCTACTTGGAATAAATGCTTGTGCAGCTAAGAAATCAGCTAATGTAAGTGTAGAAGCTTGAGCATCAGAAATGTTGATTACATATAATGAACCTGTAGAAGACTCATAACGAGAATCCCAGTTAACTTGGCTTAATGAGTTTACTAAAGATGCAGAATAAGTTACAGATTGTGTGAACTGGTTCATTGAGTAACCATATCTACCTTGTCCGTAAAGACCACCTGTTGGGTTAACGTTAGTAATGTCAAAGTTAGTTGCTTGAACATCAGCTAATGAACCGTAAAGTGATTTATTTTGTTGGAACGGAGTTTTGTTATTTCCATATTGGAAATCTAGATAAAATACAAGACCAGAAGGCATAGCCATTGGTTGTACAGATACGAATTCTTTAGCTACGATTTCAGCGAATACTCTACGTACTAAAGGCAATGCAATACCAGCCCAGTTTTCACCAGTACCACCTAACATTGAGTTTGTACCAGAAGTAACGTTAGTTTCAACTACTAACTGTTTTGCCTGGTTTTCAAGGATAACAGCCATGTTGTTTTTCTCAACTTGGTTACTGATTCCTTCAAGAAGTCCACTTTTTTGCCATTTAGTAGCAACTCTTGCTGCTTCTGCTTGTTGGCTTTTCCATGGATTTGCTCCTTCTAAGAGCATGTTTAAATTGTCCATTTTTTTAATTTTAATTTGTTTGGTTTATGTTTGCTAATTTTTGCATTCTAGTTATCCATTCGTTGTTTTCAACGATTAGTTTTCTAGGAGCCATACCTGCAGCTTTAGAAGCGAATCCTAATGATTCTTTCAATTGAGTTTTACCTTTAGTAGGAGCAACGAATGCTTCTGAAAGTGACTCATATACTAATTTAGCTTCTTTAGCAGATTCTGCTTTGTCAAATGCTTTCACAACTTTTAATTTTTGTGACTCGTTTAAGTTTTTAGCGTTAAAGATTTTGTTAACGTAAAGTAACTTAGCGTTTAATAGATTAACTTCATTAAGTTCGGTACGAAGAGTTTCAACAGCTTCTAAAGCTAATGTTAATTCTTCTTTCAATTTCTTTTTGTAGTCTTCAACTCCTTCTTCTTCAGCAGTGTCTTTTTTATCACCACGTTTAGCTGCAGGAACATCTCCTTTATTACCACCGTATTTTTTACGTTCGTCTAATTCACCTGCTTTTTTACCTTTTTCGTATTCATATTTGTCTACTTTAGATCTTTCAGCACGGCTTTCTCTTTTTTCACCTAATAACTCAGCTAAGATGTCATCTAAGTCTTCTTCTAAATTTATGTCTTCCTCGTCTGCAGCTATTTCTGCATCTCCGGCCATATCCATAGCGTCAACTTCAGCTTCGTCTTCGTAGCCTTCTCCGTCACCAGCACCTTCAGTTTCCTGAGAGATGATGTCTTTAATTAAACTTTCTAACTCATCCATAGATAAGTCTTTAACTTCTTTTTCCTCTTCTTCGTCTTCTTTAGCATCATCTTCAATGTCTTCAGCATCTTCTTCAGCGTCGATCATTTCTTCTTCGTCTTCGTCTTTTGCTTCGTTTAATTCATTTTCTAATTCTGCAAGAATTTCGTCAAGGTCGATTTCGTCTATAGAGTTGTCTTGGTCATGTCCCTCCATAGGGATATCATTCATCATGTTTTCGTCGAATTCTTCATCCATTTGACCTTCAGCTTCATATTCTTCTCTTAATCGAGCAGAGAACATTGACTGTAGACGTGGAGCGAAGGCTTCTTCAAGAGCAAGTTTTGCTTGTGTAAGAGCTGTTTCACGAACGGCTTTAGCATCAGCAATAGCTTCCTTTAAAAGGGCTTTTGTGTCTTTCATTTTTTCCTAAAATTTGTTTTGTGGAATAAGCTTATTGAGTAAAAGCTTAATAGGGATTTGTGTTTGTAGTGACGAGATATATAAGGATATCTCATTGGTCCTTAATAAATATATGTATAAAATAAAAAACCGCAACATCGTTGCGGTTCTTTTTTAATTTCCTTGACCTATATATAGTTTTTTGTAATTTTTTGAATTTTTTAACTTAGATGTTTTATTTTTTGAATGAACACCTGGTCTTTTTCTTTTTGGTTTCGCTATATAGCTAATAACGGAACTGGTTTTTGCCTTTGCTGCCATTGGAATAAATTTATTATTTTATACTTGAAAAAACATTATTGGAGCGCTTGTTGTATCTAAAGAAGCACTTGTTATCACTAAATCCATAACAGTTCCTGGAGGTAAAAATAATCCAGTAGCATTAGTAGTACCAAGAGAAAAAGCATTTCCATTACCGTCTTTTAAAGCTGATATGTGGCCGTTTGTAGTTGAAGCTGATCCTGAGGCAAAACACTGTATTCTATTAAATGATCCTGTTATTGATTGTCCTTGACGTAGTAGGACGGCTGATGGAAATCCCATATTATTGTAAATTTACTAGTTTATATTTGGTTGAGTATATTAATTCTTCAACACCATCGATTTGGTTTTGAAGATAACTATCAGCTAAATCCGGAGCTTGACGTAATGTTTTAACAATAGCACATATTTTATCAAAATAAGCAATTATGTTTCTTGTATCACAGTTATTATCTAATCCCATTACTGGTTTGAATTCGATTAATCCATTTTTACCTTGATAGGATTCAACTAACCCATCAACTATACCATCAATATTTTCATAGTATTTTTGAAGAGCTTTGTGTGCAGCGTATGCTCCTGCTCCACTTACTCCTAAATGGAATACATGCGCTTGAGTTCTAGAGTGAAATAAAATTGATGCTAATTCTTCCATTATTATTTGGTATTTGGTAATTCACAAGAGCAAAATCCTGCTCTGTTGCAAAGAATATCTGTTATTAATTCGTTAATTTTTTGCAATTGTGGTTGTTGTTTTGGTGTATTATGATTAAGAGATTCATTTACAATTTCCATAAATGCGCCTTGTGTTGATGGTGTTGAAACAAAATCCCAACATACGATATCTAAATCGTCTTGTACTTCAACTGTTTCACCAATTTGTTTTACAGATCCCATAGCGCGAGAAGAAATACCAACAGTAATACCTGCTAAAAGTAATTCTTTTAGTATGTTTCCAGATGGTGTAGGTAATATTTCAATTTTACCCATTACATCATCACCTTGCCACCATAAATCTAAAATATTATGACATACATTTTTTAAATTAATAATTGGAGATTCAGGATGATCTAATTCACCTAATGCTCTATTTTCCTTAATATATGTATCTTTATATTTTTGTACTTCTCTTCTTAAAGTATCCTCAGGATAAACACGACCATTACCGTTTTTAGAATTAGCACGTTGTACTACTCCTTCAACAATAAGACGGCCTTTATTTACTCTAACTGACTCTTGTAATAGTTGAGGCGTTAAAGTAAAATTAGAAATGCGTTCTATTAATAATTCTTTGCTCATATTATTGGCCCATTTCGTCTAAGACTTCTTGAACTAGTTTTGTTATTGCTGGTTTTAATCTTTCTTTGATGCTTAATGTTGGGGCTTGTTTAGCTCTAACTTCGTCTAATTCAATTTTCATTAATTTAGCTAATTTTTGTCTAGCTTGATCTTTAAGTGCAGGTAATTTAGCTTTAATTTTAGTAATAGCATCTCTACCTTTTGCTTTAAGATATGCTTTAATTTCAGTAGAATTGTCTGTGTCTAGGAAATTTTTTAAAACATCGTCAAATGATTTTTCATTCTCATCTACCTCTTCATAGTCATCATATCTATCTGATACATCATCATCAGTATCCCAATCTTTATTTGGGGTTGATTTTGGTACATCGCTATAATATGGTTCGTCATCGTAGCTGTTGTATTCTTTTAAACCACCTAAACGTTTTAATAACATTTTAAATAATTCTTCTTGAGATATACCTAATTTATCCGCCATCGTTTGAATAGAAGCGTCATTTTTAGTAATTTCTTTTTCAGCATCTTTAATTTTTTCAGGTTCTATGTTTTCTTTAACAACTTTTACTTTTTTTAATTCGTTTTTAGTATCGTTGTTTTTAATAGGCTCTAAACCAGAAGATGTATCTTTAACTTTTTTATTTGCTTTAATTTTTGGTATATCAGTTAATGTTGTAGCAGGATAAATACCATCTTGTTCATCTACCTCAGGAGATTGCTCAACTTTTTTGTATTTAGTTTTAGCATCTGGTGTTGGTGAATCATATGTTGGTTCTTTATCAGGGGTACCTTTAACAGCATCACCTTCTACTAGCATTCCTTTAGTTTTTAGGATAGCTACTGAATCAGCAAATGAGTTTTGGTTAGTAACGAAACTAGGAAACATCATTCTTGCATTACGCAAAAATTGATGTTTGGTCATTTTACCTTCTTGTAACTCTTGATATTGTGAGCTAATATTTTTCATTATTCTTCAGTATTATCGTCAACGTTTTCGTTTTCGTCAACAGTTTCATCTTTTCCTACTAATTTTTCTAATATATCTTCTAAATCTTTTTTCATTTGGTCAGTAGGAAATACTACAGCGTATGATTTAGGATTTGTTTTATAATATTTTTCAGTTTCTTTTTTAGCTTTAGGTAAAGCAGATTTAATTTTAGTAACTAGTTCAATAAGTTCACCAAATGAATCTATTCTAGATACTTGAATTTCTTCTCTTTCCTTTACTTTTTTAGAATCTTCTTCTTTTTCTTCAGCTAATGTTGATAAAATATCTTCAAGTTGTAAAGATTCTTTTTCAGTGTTTAATATACGACCATATGCTTCTTTCATTATGCGATAATCTTTCATTAACTCACCAATGTCAGTTTTATGAGCACCACCAATACTAGCACCAGATTTTTTAGCTTCTTCTACACGATATTTAATTTCATCGCCTAGTTCGTCTAATTTAGATTTAAGTTGGTCTTTACTTAATACTTTTTTGCTTTCGTCTTTCATTATTTTGATAGTTTTTTAACGTTTTGAGATAACTCATGTAATCTTTCAGACAAATCATTAAGTTGTTCTACTTTAGATGTCCAAAATGTATCTTTTTTTACTGCATTTTCGTCTTTTAATCGAGCAGAATATTCAATTACTTGCTCAATTTCTTTAATACGCTTTTTTACTTCACCTAATGCGCGAGTAATTTTACGTTCCGGAGTTACTTTAGAAACATTTTCATTAAAACGACGATAAGATATTTCGTTTAATTGTTCTTCTTTATAAAGTTTAACAGATTTTGGTTTTGGAGTTGATGGAAATTGTTTGTAATCGTATATTTTAGAATCAGAAGGCATACCCGGTTTTACTTTTTTAAATCCGTCTTTGGTATATGTGCTAATATCTGCTTTACCTCCAAAATACTTCCCAGTATATTCACCACCAGCGCTAGCAGTAGTGCTAACACTACCCCCACCATCTTCTGAAAGAACACTATCAAGTAATTCGTCTATTATTTTTTTAATATTGTCTGGTATCATAGAGCTTTTATTTCATGGATTAATTCATGAAACTGGAGGATATTTAGTATGTCCTCGTCTTGTACTTGTTCGTTTTTATCTAAAGGTTTAATTATAGATGCCAACTCTTTAAGTTTAATTTTTGTTCTTTGATCTGCTACTTTATGTTGTAATAATTCTAATGAATTTTTAATACTTTCTAAGTTTTCATTAATGAATTCTTTTAAAGAAACAGTATTAGAGATTTTATTAATGTATACTCTTAATACTTCACGTTGCTCAGGTATTAAATTAGCATATTTTTCATTAAATTTCTCAATCATTATTTGTGAAATTAAAGCACGAGTTGCCTTATCATGAGAGGCATATTCAAGCATCACTTGATTTTCAACTTTATCCTTATCTACATCTTGTTTTGTTAAGAATTCAAGTAAAGTTATTTTGTTATCAATTATAAATGATGGATCTATAAATTCTAATGATATTTGAGCTTCAATTAAATTATAAATAGAAGCATGTGCTTTATAGTTATGAATTTTTGCTTTAAAAAATTCCTCTAAATCGTAATGTTGTTTAAGTTCTTTAATAAGGTTATACTTTTCCTTACGTAATGCAGTACGATTTAAACGTTCCGCTAACTTAATTGTAGAGGATATAATACTTTCAGCTTTTACTTCGTTTAAAGAAGCAGCCTTAGTTAAAGCCTGGTATAATTTGTATTCTTTGCCTATTTCCCCTTTAGAAAAATATTTTTTAACAATACCAACAGCCGCGGAGTCTTTATTAGACATAATATCTGCGGTGATCTGTCTGGTAAGTAATTCAAATAATATACCAGTGTTCTTAAATTTGTTATGTTTTAGTTTCACTCTGTTAATTTACTGTTTATAAATATGTATTTGTTTATAGATCTTTAAGATTTGATTCATCTAATAATGAGGAACCTGTTTCTTCTTTACTAAATACATTAGATTTAACAAACATTTCACTAAGCATTTGTTTATTTTGTGCATATATTGCTTTAGTTGACTCAAGTGCTAATGGTGAACCACCTTTAGGGGTTGGAGCCGCTGGTGTATCCGGATTAAGATCTCTAGATTTACCAAGTGGATCTTTACCTAATATACGTTTTTGTGTATTATAAACAGATGTTTTTTCTTGTGGTCTTCCAACAGGTACTTCTTCATCATATGGTGGTGGTACACCCATATCGTTTCTTCCTTTACCATACAGTGAAGCAAGATCATGTGGTGTTCCATATGATTGACCACTTGTAACAGGGTCATTACCTTCGTTTTCAATTTGAGATAATCTAAACATACGTTTTTTATCTTCAACAACAAGGTCTCTCATGTCATCATATTTGTCTTCACTCATATGGAATAAATAATCGTAAATATAGTCGGTTGGGAATAAACTAGCATCCATGATTTGTTTAGCTAAATCAACTTTTTCTTTCATTAATGCTACTCTTTCTTGATCGTAAACAATAGATGGAGTAGTTAATTCTAATTCAAAGTTTGTTAAGTTCTCATCAGTATACCCTTGAGCATATAAGTGAACTAATGCTATTTTAGTTAATTCAGATACAACAATACGTTGAATACGCTCAATTGTACGAGCAAAACGAATATCTTGTTGTGCTAATGTAGATTTACCTTCAACATCTGCTTCATATCCTAAAAATGCTTTTGGCACTTTCATAGCAGATAACATTTTGTCTCTTAAGTAAACAACATCATCAATAGCGTTGTATTCAAGACCGGGTAAAGTATCAATTTTAGTTGATGTGTTTCCACCTCTAACAGGTATATAGAAATCCTCATTTACAGTCATCATGTTGTAACGTAAATTGTATTCACCTGTTTTTGGATCAACCATAGGAGTACGTTGAGTTTGTCCTTTTAATTTTTCCATGAACGCAGGAATCTCATTTGGTGGAACATTTCCAGTATCCACGTAGTAAACTCTACGTTGTGGTGCTCTTAATATACGGTGAATTAACATTGCATCTTCCATCAACGCTAATTGCTTAAATATTTTACGAGCTGGTTCAATATATGATCTTCCATAAGGTAGGAAGTTATAATCACCTAATAGTCTGAAGTTGGCTACCTCATAGTTTTCAAAAACCATGTCTTTATTATCTAACCCACCTAATACACCTGTGTACGCTGCATTTGGTTCAACTCTAAATTGAACATATGATGGATTTTTAGGATCTAACCCTTCTTCTCTAATTACGTTATAAACGTTAAGTGGAACAACTTGATACACACCATACTTTTCAGCAATATGCATATGTAAATAAAAATCACCATACTTACACATTGAACGAACCCAACCCCAAAGGTTAAATTCGATATTAAGTACATCGTAAAATAAATTGTATAATATTCTTTGAATATTTTCGTCAGCAGATTTAATAGCTAATACTTCACCTGCTCCATTTTTCAATGTAGACTCATCTGCTACAATATCTAATACAGAAGCAACAATTGGGTCACCATCCATTACCTCATAATCATTATATAGCTGAGGTCTTAATACTGTGTAATTGGAGTAAGGAGAGTTACCAACATATGTGCCTAAGCCTCCAGTATAGATACGTTGGTATCTTTCCGGGTACATATTGGTTTGTACCACACCAGTTGCTTGGATGTGATCACTGTCTATTACTTGTATTTGGCTCCCACCAACGTTCCTAATGATTACGTCGTTTGAGAATAATCGTTTTAATCTACCAAATAAGGATGTATCTATCATGTTTATAAATATTTTTTTATCTTAATAACCAGGTAATATCTTCTTTACCGTGATCTGCTTGTATAGCCCATGGATTAGCCATTTGTTGCCCGTGTGCGTTTATAGCATTCATGGTACCTCTATCCATAGTCATATTCATTAAATTTGTTCTATCGTATTCTACATTAGATTTTCTAAATCTTAATGCCGTATCTCTTAAATATAATCCCATACTAAAAGACATTACGGCATCGTCATTGTATCCTTCTTGGGCTTGTGGTTTACCATTTTTCCAGATAAACACTTTCATTTCATCTAATAAACGTTTAGATTTAATAACACATGCTTTTTCATGAGTATATTCTCTAAATTTTTCAATCATTAAAGGGCGTGTTTTAACTGATGTTGTAAAACCAGCTACTAAACTATCTAGATTTTCTGATCGTCTAGCCCATTGATCTGATGTGTATGCTTCTGTTTTAGGTGAGTAATATAAGTTTTTATATCCTCTATCGATTGCTGTTTGTACAGTATCCCAACCCACATTTGCATTTTCAATTGCTAATAAAGCATCATTGTATTCTGCTGCTAAACCAACTAATAAATGTCCGTAATCGCGAGTTCCTATTTGTCCTTTATATTCGGCTACTTGTGTTGATGTTTCAAGATCAAAAACATGGCATGCTGAGTAATCTTTTCCATCTCCTCGTGCAACGTCTGCTGTTACTAAATATGATTTATTATAATCTGGTTGTTCCCAAATCCATAGATTACCATCGGTTCCTCGCTTTTCAACAGGTTCTACAATATTTGCTTCAACCCATTGCATTACATCAGCTTCGAATACTGTATCTCCGGAAGTATTAAAATCGCAATCACATTCCTGAGCAGCCATTTTGATTCCTAAATCGGCATCTTGTTGATCACGCCATACTTGGTTTCGTTCAGGATGTACATTCCATTTTAGCCTAATGGGAACAAATGAATTGGATCCTATTTCTGCTTTTTGCCACGTTTGATGAAACCAGTTTCCGGTTCCGTTTGGAGTAGATAATGCTATGCATCCTCCTCCCGTTGCTAATGTTTGTTGAGCCGAAGCAAATATTTCATGTATACTATCAATGAACGCGGCCTCATCTATTATAAGTAAAGATACGGCTTCTGAACGACCGGCATCTCCAGCTGCTGATACTGCTTTAACTTGAGATCCGTTTGGTAATTTAAGTAAGAGTTTGTTGTTCTCCAAGGGTTTCTCGGCTCCTTTTAACCAAGATGGTAAATTATCGTACATGAATCGTACTTTTGTTACCATGTTTTTAGCTGTTTCTTGTTTTGTCGCTATACAAAGTATATTTTTATCACTTTGAAATAACATTAACCATAAAGAAAAACCAGCTACTAGGGTTGATATACCTAACTGTCTAGATTTTAATACAACGTTGTAATTATTTTTTTGAAATTGAAATAAAACCTTTTCTTGAAACGGATATAAATTAAATTGTATTCTTCCCCTTGTTGGATGTTGAATCATACAATATTTTTTCATAAAATGAGCAGGATCTGTCATACATTTAACGTATTCCTGTTTGATTATCTCTTTTATGTTTTGTTGTTCACTCATGTAGTATTTTTATATATAAATATACAAAAGGCCTAACTTAAAATGAGCCAGACCTTTATATAACTTATTATATGGTTGTTTAATTATGTTAAGTCTTGTAAGACATTAATTAAATTATTAATATCTTCAACCTCAACTACAACTCTTTGTCCATTGTCTTGAGATATTATTATTAAACGAGGATCCATTGGGTGTGATTTAACAGATACTCCACGATGTCCAGAACCAACGTTAGCTCTAAATTCATCATTTCTTTCTATTTCTCCTAATTTATATTTGTCTACATTTGGAGAAGTATCTTCCATATCCTCATATATTGAATCGTAGTCTTTAAAATCAGTATTATCATCATCTACACCTTCATGAACAGTATCGTCATCATCAATATAATCGGCTTCGTCTACTGTTTCTTCATAATCAGATCTATCATCAGCCATTTCTAATGCTGCTCCTTGTAGTTGGCGATCTGACCAATTTCTAGCCTCTTCTCTAGTTAAACCTAAAAAATCAATTAATCCGCTACGGCCCATTTTTTGAAGTCGAGCCACAGTATATTCCCCTGGCTTGATGTCTTCTTCTGTTTCCTTAACAAATTTAATAGGATTTTTTTCTGTTCCTATTGTTTGGTCTCCAGTTGTTGTTCTCATTTGAGTTATTTTTTGACTAATTTGAGGATCAGTTAATGCTGCTCCTCCTGTTACTTTAACAGCTGTAGCTTCGCGTACTTTAGTTCGGATTACTTCTTTTAATTGAGATATTTTCATTATTAGTTAGGTTTACATTTATTATAAATATTTATAAAATGCTTCTAACACAAGCGCTATACGCTCTTCTGTTGTACCCTTAATGTTAACTAATCGTTTAGGTGGAAATCTATTTATTAAAGCAACAATAGTCTCATCAATTGCATCTCTATATTTAGAATCAATTTCACGTACACCATTATCTTCAATCTCTACTCCTTCAGGTGATATATAAAATACAATATCATATTGATCTCCCATACACGTTGCTAATTCTATATAGCGATATTTCGCATATACATCAATAGATTTTGCATTATCTGTGAATGCACATACATCCCAAATAGTACGATCAGTTAGCACGTTATCTCGCATAATCTCGCTTGCGCGTTCTGCTAAAAATATAATTTGCCCTGGTAGAGACGAATCTGTATTTAGAGGAATACCTAAATCACGCAGATATTTACTACGTTCAGTAGCAATAAAATAATCCTTAAATTCAGGTAATTCAGCTAATGCTTTTACTAGTGTAGTTTTTCCTACACTCATAGTTCCTGCAAATCCTATTTTCATTATTTAGTTTTAAATAAAGGGTTCTTTGCTGGTGGTAGGCCAGTATGATTGCGTTTCAATTCTCTAATAGCTTCTACAGTAGTACCTTGAAATATTCCCCAAAAGTAATATTCTTTTTTACCATCTGCTTTAATCAGTGCTGGGCCTTCTGTATTATGTAATACCCAAATTTTTTCATCAGCTTTAGGATCATTCTTGTCGTGAACGTCGTGTCCTAGGCGTTTCGTTTGAGTCAAATACAACGTCTGTCCGTCTGGTGTTTTTAATTTTCTTTCCATCTGTTTTGGGTTTGTTTGTTTCTGTTTTATATTTTATATCTACTAATATGGGACCATTAGAGAATATATCTAAATTAAAAGTCCAAGTAGTTATACTTTCATCATCCTCATATACACGAGTATATTTGTTTGGATTGTCTGATTGGATTGGTTTTATTATTTTACGTCTTCCCATAGGGTTAAATGTACGAAAAATTATTGATATTTCAAAATATCTTCAGCAACATAAATCCCTTGTGCACCACTTACTGTTATACCTCTAGCGGAAAGCGCATCACCAACGAAATGTACGTTAGGATACTTGGTCAGGGCTAGATTGGTATAATCAACAAGTGGCTCAGGTGATAGATATTTTACTTCAGGTATATACATACCCCAATCGTCTTTTAATGTTGGAAATATTTCTTTCATCCCACTGATGAAATCATCAATATATTCAAAATATCCTTCAAATGCTTCTCTTACTTCACCCATTACATAATCATTTATTTGAGTAGCCTCTACAAATCCACCTTCGGATGTAAATGAAGGTACTCTAGATGGAGAGTAGTATAATCCTTTATTATCAACTTGTAGCATTTTAACTAAATTTCTACTCCATGTGAATGGATCTTCAATACCATTCACTTCCATTATAATACCAAAATTAGTCATATCATTTCTATACTTTTCATCTTTTTTAGCATGACCATTATATGAGTAGTTTCCATATGTTTCTTCTACTGCAACATATGCTGCATTATTATTAGTACAGAATGAACGTAATGATACTCCTTTATCATCAAATTTTCTATATAACTTAAAGTCATATGATACATCGATTAATTTTTGAAAGTGATATTGTGGTGCTTCAAAACGAACACCAATTTGTACCGATTTAGGTTCAGTTGGTAAATCATATTGTTCTGCTAGTGATTTACCAAAGTCAATACCTGATTTACCTACAGCAAATATAAGTTGATCATATTTAATTATTCCATGATCCCATGTAATTTCGTTTACTGGATCTGCTTTTAATGTTTGGTTAGCAAATGCAATTTCAGTTACTTTGGTTTCCCAAATAAATTCAACTCCATTATCAACTAAATATGAATACCAATTTTTAGCAATTTCAGATAAATAATCTGTTCCAACGTGCCATACAGGAAATAATCTTAAGCCAAATTGTGGTTTAATAAAATCAGGTTCAGCCACAGGATTTGAACATTGTACTTCTTCTGGTTTAGGATGGAAACGTTTAAAGTTAGTTATAACTTGGTCCATTAATTCCATTGCTTTATCTTCACCACAGTATTTAGATAATTGACCTCCAATAGCTGTATGATATGTTAATTTACCATCAGACCAACCACCAGCACCTAACATTCCTGTCATTACTTCACTTGGTAATCGTTTATGAGGATCTTTCCCCATATCGATAATGGTAATTTTACCTTTATAGTTGTTATCTATTAATTTGGTTGCTGCATTGATACCTGCTACACCGGCACCTACAATTACAATATTTTTACTCATGTTTATAATTTTTGAACTGTTAAATATACGAAAAAGAGATGCGGTCTCAAAAACTGAGGCCACATCTCTCTAAAATTTATCTCTTTCGAGCGACTAGGATATGAATCTAGTCTATATATTATTTTTTAGGTAAATTTATCCAATGCTTTAGCAGCATCTATTAATTCTTTTTTAGCTTGATTAATTTCAAATTCGCTTCTATTGCTTTTTTTTATTTTTATATATCTGTTTAATTTTTGCTCATATTCTCTATGTAGAGCTGTTAACTCCTCGTTAGATATATTGAATTCTTCTTTGTTTTCATCTAATTGGGATTCGGATACTGCTGTTGGTATAACGTATTCGTTTTTACCAATTTTAAGGTTTTTAATAGTATTAGCGTTAACCATTCTATATCCCTTAGCACCCATATCATACACTGTAATGTAATTAAATTCAGCTGGGTCGTATGCTAATGTTCCTCCTTTTAGGTATTTTTTAACACCTAAACGAGCATTCATTACACGTTCGCTACCATCTTTTTTAATAAATTTTACTGTAAAAAATTTACCTTTAGTATCGAATATTAATTCCTTAGCTGTTTCTTTATCTATTTCACCTGAAGGTTCTGATGGTGTTTCAGCTGGTACTTCTGGAATTTGAGCTAGTGGGTCATCTGAGGGGATACCGTCTGCTTCTGGTTGTTCGTTTAGTAGTCTTGAGTTTCTAGTCATTTTGTTTTCAACTAGAAAACGTTTTAAATCAAAGTCTTGCATTTTATTTTCATTTAATGTTGGTTCATCTTTTACACGGGCATGCCAATAATAGTTTTTCTTAATATAATTCACACCTTGCTTCATTGGTCCATCTTTAGGAGTGCCAGGAATATGTATTCTATCAAATTCTAACCTCCAATCATCTTTATTAGTACCAGTTACTTCTAAATCTTTTTGTGTAGGAGTGTGGTCTAATACAGCTACAGTAGGTGCATATTTACTTCCACCTATAAACACTATACCTTCATATTCTGATGCATCATTAGCGGAATAGTGGCGAGAATAGCCACCATCATAATGTCCAGTTACATCTTCTTCTATATCTCCGATGTGTTTTTTAACAAAATCTAAAAGACTAGGTTCATCGTATGTATAGGGTTCCGAAGGTGTATTTAATTTAGGTTTTGGTTTATCCAAGGTTGTTGTTGGTTCTCCAAATTGAGGAGTATCACTAACTGTCATTTCTGAAAGTGAATTGCGAGTTAATTTATTTTCAATAAGAAAACGTTTTAAATCAAAATTGTCCATGTAAGTATTTTATAATAAATATTTACTCTTCTATTTCCCCTTCACTTTGTTTAGTAACTATGGCCTCATATGTTCTACTAGCTACAGTATGATATTTGTGACAATCATTACATTGTAATTGAATACGTGGAGTTCCAGCAGCCGAATAACGGGTTTGTGAATGTTTTAAATCAGTTGAGCCACATTCAGGACAACATGTTTTTTCTCCAGTCTCTAAAGCACCGTAATGTGTTTTGTGTGGTACATAGTTTTTGATATGGTTATATACTTTTTCAAGTATAACAACATCATTTTTACAATATTCCACCATTGTGTTCATTGCGTCTTTATCGTTATCTAATACGATATTTCTCCACAAATCAAAACCACCGGTTTCAGATTTTTCACCCACACCTAAGTATTTAGCAATATAATCTAAACGATTACTATTAAATCTAAATTTAGAACGAGAATGTTTTAATGTGTCGATAGTAGCATAAGTTGGAAAACATGAAATACCATGAAATAAACAACGTGTTCTAATCCAGGGTAAATCGAATCGATCCCCATTATGTCCTACTAATTCATGAGCTTCGTTAGCTACAACCATGAATTTTTCTAACATGGCCTTGTCGTCTTGATTTTTATCCCATTGTAAAGAATATACTTTGTCTTCATCTGCCCATTTATAACAAATACAGATAATAGCTCTTTCTTTAATAATATTGGTGTAGGGAATGTTCAGTTTGTATCCTGATTGCCAGAAAAATCCAACGTTCGGGCTTGTTTCAATGTCGAAAAATAATCTTTTCTTTTTATTCATAACGTAATGTTAAATTAGGGTTTAAATGTAATAAGGCTCCTTGCGGGAGCCAAATTTAACTTAATTCTTCTGGAGATAATGGAGGTGGAGCAGCTGCTTCTCCTTTAGCTGGTGTTAGATCTTGTTGAGCTAATTCTTCTGGTGATAGATTAGCGTGTACAGGACCAAATTGAAGTAACTCCGATATGGCTTTAGTTGCTCTCTCACGTTCTTGAAGAGTAAGCATATCATATTTCATACCCGATACCTTAGCAATAAAATCTTCGGTATTCCATATTAAATTAAAATATTGTTTATTAGGTAATAGAATTTTAAATGTAGTTGGTTTTGGAGCAACCCATTCAATATCACTAACAAACAATCTATATTGCATTGATAATAATTTCTCCAATGTTTGTCTTAACTCAGGGAAACGAGCCAACATTATATTCATAGGGGAGCTAGGATCACCTTGGTAGGCTTCAGTATCAGTTTTTTTCAAACGTTGACGTACACGCCCGCGAATAAAATCTTCTAGTTCTTTTTTTGTTTTAAATTCCATTATTTACCCATTTGTTTTAATATATTTTCCATTTGATAGAATCGACTAGCACCACCCATATCTGAGGCGTCTTTAGTGGTTGTTTCTAATTTATGTTGAATATCAATTAAAATATTAAGTACAGTTTGTAATCCTTCTTCAACATCTTGATCTTGATCTCTACCAAAGTCAATCATTGTTTCGATTTTCTTTAATGTACCACCTATAAGAGCAATATCGTGACTTAATTCTTCGCCTTGTACTTCATTCATCATTGAATCAATAGCTGTTACTTTTTCTTCACCATCTAAATATCCATAAGCGCTTTGTAAATAATCGTATGCTTTAATTATTTTAGCTTGCCACCAATGTGGAAAATCAACTTCTTGACCATTGTCATATTTGTCTAGTTGCTTATATAACATAGCTGCCATTTTAGCAGTTCTATAAACATCGCTTTTAAGCATATGTGGTTCATTATCTTGATGTCCTACGTCTATATCTTCTTTCATTGCTTTTTGTTTTTTCATTATACCTGCTGCTAGTCTATACAATTCAGGATCGTCTTCTTTATATTTTCCTGTTTTCTTTAATGCTTTAACAATTCTTTCTTCTTTACCTTTTATATCACGTTCATCAATAACACCTCTTCCTTTAAGTATATCGGCTCTAGTTACTTTACCATCGCCTGTTAAGTCAGGAAATTTCTTTTCATCTAATTCATCATCAAAGTCAAATTCTTCTTCATCAGGTATTTCATCTGAGTCAGGGTCGATTTCCCAAGCTGATGGGTCTATTGTGATGTCTTCTAAGTCATCAATTTGTTCAACACTGTAATTTCCTTCACCTGAGTATTCAAGATAAGCACTAAATTTAAACCAAGCTCCAGGTATTTTATCTGTAGACATATAAACATCTCCTGATGCTGATGGTTCTCCTGGTTCTCTGTCTATTACTTCAACATCAGATGGTCCATCTAGAACATAATCATGTCCATTATAAGTAACAATTACGTCGTTAGCAGCATTATAACCCCATGTTATTTTATCAGAATCAAAAGATTTCATATCCTTTATAGTAAGACTAGGAGCATTACCATTTTCTAATAATACAGAATTACGAGTTAACTTATGTTCAGTTAAGAAGTTATGTAAATTAAAATCACTCATTAATATAATTTATTATAAATATTAACTATAGCCCAGCTAATCCGGTATCGTCTTTTCTAAGATCGTCTTTAATATCACGCATTGTATCAGTTGCCCATTTCTTTTGTTGTGGTGTTAATGTATTATTAACAGCGTTCTCAATAAACGGAATAAATTCTTCCTCTGATAGTTTATAGATTTCAGTAAATAATAATTCTCTAACTCGAGGATCATTTACATTCCCATCATTATATATATCAGATATAGCATCATAGATAAATTTACCAAAACGTAAATCATTAGGTTCATTGGATAACTTATCCACAGTATTGACAATTGCTTGATTTTTTTCTTTATCGGCTCCAAAGCCTTCTGTACCAACGATTTCATATAATCCTTTTACTATTTCATGTACTAACATAGGAAAGCAAATAGCTCTAGCTTTAATAACGAATTGTTCTTCGTCTTCATCATAAACCATTTCACTTGACCCACCAGCACTATTTTGTTGTTGTGCAATCATAGCTAATAACATAGCGATTGCGTTTTCATCATCATAAATACCAAATGATAACTTTAGTATTTCATTGTATTTTGCTACTAATTCTTCATCAAAAGCATCTAAATAATCTCTAAACAATAAGAATGCAAATGAACCTCTAATAGAAGCACCTTGCGTAATACCATTTATAATACGACGTTTAGCTTGTTCAGCTTCCGGTGGTGTATCCTCTACAGGTACTTCATCTGATTCTTCAGGAATTTTAAGTTCCCCCATAGTTACTATTTTAGCATCTATTTTTATATTAGCATAATCAATAATAGGGTATGCTTTTGTTACAATATCAGCAGCAAGTAATTCTAAATGATCACGATATCCATTTTCAGCCTCTATGATTTCAGGAACTAATTCAGCAGAACGTTGTACTACCTGTTGAAGATTTTTAGTACCAAGTGTATCACGTAAAGATTCGCCTGACTTGCCTTTAAGCAAAGCCATAGTTTCAGGTTTAAATATCTTTTCGTATTCTATCTCTAACAGTCTAGCCATTATTTTTTAGATTTATATCGTGTTACAATTCTTTTTACCATTTCTTGTTCAGTCTCATTCATCGCTTTTGGTTTTGGATCAACATTTGGATTTCCAATGCGACGACGTTTTTTCTCTTCTTCAGTACCTCTATCAGGGATAGTTTCTGTTTCACCAGGTCTAGTTTCTCTTGACGGAGCTGGTTGGTTTTCAGATAAGCGTTTTTTAAGTGCTTCTCTTATATAGTCTTTTAAATCTTCTTTCATTGAGTTTGGTTTAGATTCTCCTAAATTTTGTGCATTTACTGCGTTAAAAGCTGCTTGACCATATTTTGCTACTACTTCTCTTTCAGATTTCCCAGCATCAATCATTTTTTTAGCTGCTGCTATATCTTGTTTAAACTGTGTTGGTTTTGTAGATGGGTTAACTCTATATCTTTCTTGAGCCGGAGTTACTTCTTTAAGATTTGCTTTACGTCTTGCTAATTCAGCTTTTACTCTTGCAATTCCCTCTTCGTTACCTTCAAACCTAGATGAATTAATTATCATATCAGTAAGTGCATCGTTTGAATAATCTTTAAAACTCTCTTCAGTACTGTGTGTT